CAGAGTCGTGATATCGTTGTAGTTCAACTCTGTCGCTGTAGCAGTAACCCCGTCTAGAATGTTCAACTCAGCAGCGGTTGACGTAACACCGTCCATAATATTAAGTTCTGCTGCCGTAGATGTAACACCGTCTAAGATATTGAGTTCAGCAGCCGTAGAGGTTACACCGTCCATGATGTTTAACTCTGCCTCAGAAGCACTGATAGCAGTTGTTCCCGTAAGACCACTGAATTGGTTTTTCAGAACAGCCTTTATCAATCTAAAATGATCGTCGCCCTCTGATACATCGTCAGAAGTAGTAGGATTAGCTGAAGTTTAATTGGCTAATGTATGTTCCGCTTTCTAATGCCATTGTATATCTCCCATTAACCCATATCTAACCCTGCGGCGAATCCATACCAAATAGTTCCTTCATCCAGAGTCGTAAAGGTAAGAACGTCTACACCGGAAGATGTCAGGGAAGGTGCGCTTCCACCTGCCCAGTCAACTGTTCCCGGCCAGTTCACAGTTTGTGATCCACCGTTGGTAAGAAACAGGGTGAATGAGCAAGCCTTTCCTGTTGCTGATGGATTAGTAAATGTAAAAGTCTGCGTTCCAGTTGATACCGTAGCAGAAACTACATTACCTGCACTTATATCAATTGCATCAGTACCACCACCGGTATCCCCCAGAGCATTTATGGCTTCCGCAAAATCAATTAACTCTGGTCGTCTAATCTGCTCATCAGCACAAGCTATGTAACCACCAATTGTCATATCAGCAGCCGAATCAATTGAAATAGCAGTCGTAGTGCCATGCGTCGTTCCTGCGCCTATTTCTAATGTATCATTACCATCATCAAGACCAATACGGAAGTCAGCAGCGTTGCCATCAAACGTAACCATAATGTCTTCAGCCACACCATCACCGACTTTTACGACTGGAGGATCATCTGAAATAGTCACATTACTATTTTGAATAGTTTTACCAGCTGTTCCATCAAATCGCGCTATAGCGTTGTTTACGGCTGAACCCGGCCCATAAGTATCACCTATGCCGGTTGCAGCACCAATAGATTTACCATCAAGCATATTAAGTTCAGCAGCAGAAGATGTAACCAGTGTTCCGCCAAGTTTCAATCCGTTTGTTGCGTCATGGGAAGCAATATCAAAGTCAATTGCTCCATCTGCAATGGTTACATCCTGATCTTCATTGATAGATATTGCAGCAGTCGTACCAACCGCAGAGCCTAGTCCTATAACTAGATCATCAGTAGTGTCGTCAAGACCAACATAGAAGTCTTGGGCATTTCCGTCAAAGACAATCTTCTGATCCTCTGCGCCACCATCACCTACTGTTAGGTTTCCGCCAGCTATAAGATCGCCAACATATCTACCAGTACCATTGACATCAAGAGCGTATGAAGGGCTGGTATCACCAATCCCTACCATTTGACTTTTCATTGTAATAACATTACTTCCATCTAAGGCGAAGTCAGCCCTAGCAGAACCTGCATCGCATTTAATTTTTAAATTTGCAGAGTTGGTAACATTATTATCTATTTCAAGTGCTAAGTCTCCAGAAGAACCCTCAATCTCCAAAGTGTTACCATAATTAATTTTACTGGTATCAATGGCTGCATCAGATGCTACATCTGCATTAGCAATAGTGCCGTCAAGAATTGTGGTGGTGGTTACGGTATCCTTACCGCCGCCTTGTGTTGCTGCAAAATTATTTAACATTTTTAATTACCTCACGGGTATCCGCCAGTGTTCATAACCCTGAGTTGTGAACCTGAGTGACGATCTTTATTATCTTGATTTTGTATGTCACCTACTGCTTTCTCAAATGCAGCCAGCCATAAGGGAACCCTCTCATCATTCATAATGAAAGGCTCCGCTTCTAATAGCGTGCCGTATAAATATACGTCTGGATTGTTGGTCAGCATCTCAGAAGTAGTATTATCTGTAGACAGAGCGGTGAATGTTTTGTAGTAAAGCATAGACGTAGTATAGACAGCATCAGGGCTTGGCCCCAACCTTACATTATCTGCTATGATTGTAAATACTTCAGGTTTGCCCGTAGTGCTTCCTGCCCACATTCTAGACATCATCTCTGGGGTTATATAAGCCAGCGGAGTGATGGGGTCAGTGGTCAGATGAAACTCTTTCATCTGTACAAATCCCGTAGGAAGGGAATATTCTCTCGTTCCTCCCGTAGTGGAAATCGCGGTAGAGACAGTTTCCATATCCCGTATTCGGAGGACACGGTTAAACCGTGCTTCTGCCAGAGAAATAAACTCTGGTATCCGGTCAGTTAGATCACTTCTGTCTAACCAGTTTGCAGCCGCAGTCTTTAATTCCGCGAAAGTTCCTATCGCCATGACTAAACGTGAACAAGTCTCATGGTTATATCAGAACCACCTACTCTCTGGTGATGCAGATATTGTTTAATATCAGAACCAGTGAATTTAGGCACGTTAATAAATGTGAGGCCAGCCGCTAATTTAAGATCATTGGCTGTACTTACAGCGGCGCTTGACGAAGTGGAGAAGTTAAAGTAAATCTCCCCATCCGTATGGACGCCTAGTATTTTTGCGGGACTGACTAAAGTGGCAACGGCAGATGAACCAACAGTTACTACACTCTGCACATCCCAACGATTGAAAGAACCGTCATCAGATTGTCTATACATAATTTATACCTTTAGATATTGGTCGGGCTGACCTTAAAATATTTGTTATCAGGGTCGTTTAGATACTTGGCAAGCAATTTCGAATCTTTTGTGATGGCCCCATTGGTGTCTCTTATCCACTGCTCCCAAACTGTCGCCGGAATTTTGGCGGCGTGATGCCACTCGCCTCTTTTACCCATAGTCAGTTTGTCGCCGTAATCATTAAACTTACGTTTATTTGCATCGACCACAGGCTGAGCATCTTCAACAGTGTTGAATGTAATTTTATCATCTACATCGTCGAAGTGCATATCAGTGCGACGGTGTACATCCTGTTCAAAAACAAACTTGTCAGACATAGCCTATCTTCCCCACTTTAGGTGCACCATCGGCAGGATCATTGTCGATGTATGCTTTCTTCAGCCATCCCATAGCGTCTGTTGGCTCCTTAGACTTCTTTTCTTTCGGCGGAGCCTTCTTACCCTTCATCATTTTCTTGGCGATGGATTCAAGTTCTTTATCTATAATCTTCATTTGTATCCTTTTGATAAGATGGGGGCGAGTTTCCCCGCCCCCGGTACTTATTACGCTGCGCAGTCTGCGAGAATACCGCTTGATTTCTCGTTTTTAGAAATCAGTCCGTATTCAGCAAGCAACATCTGCTTGGTTGCATCCCCAGTCTTCGCCAACTCTACAGTCTGGAAAGGACGGAGCCAAGCAATAGCCCAATAATCCATATCAAGAAAGAAGACATCTCTATCACGCCAAGCATTTCGGTCGGTCTGAATTTTGAACGTGCCAAAATCGCTGACATAAACGTCAACAGCCGCTACAACGTGAGCAGGGACATCGCCCTTTGTTTGAGTTCTGAGGGCTGACACGGATTGCGTCAGGTCAGAAATCGCTTGCTTGATAGTGGGTTTACACAGGATTAGATCGGGATTTCCACCGGCCTCATAACAATCTTTTATGGTTGCCTTAATACCTGCTTCCGTAATGGAGCCTGTAGAACCTGCATCGCCCATAGCATCAGTGCCGGTTCCCGCAGAGGCCGACGGTGAACCACCGCTACCCACAGATTGATAGTTAGTGCCTAACCAAGATTGTAATCCAGCCGTGGATCTAGCCGTGGTTGAATCACCAGCAACGCGAGCAGTATTAAACGTCAACATGTATTCCATGTCGCGTTTCATACGCTTTCCGTTCTTAGCCAATTGGTAGGCTTGATGTTTGCCGTGTCCGGCATAATTAACCGCATCGTCAGTTCCAGATGTCAAGTTTACATATTGTGAAATCTGGGTGTAATTTCCAAGTCGCGTTGGAAGTACCCGTGCAGTAGCACCAATGCTGTCATCGCCTTCAATTTTACGGTTAGCCGCACCAGCGGTAATCGTGTCAGTTTGCCATTCAAAGAAAGTATTATCTACAGTCTGTTTAGAACAGCCCGACATGAAGGGGGTATCCAAAGGAGCGATATTAGAAATTACGTCTGACAATTGTTCGCGGATGGCTACTGACGAAAAAGTCAGTGACGCATTTGTAGCAATTGCCATTTGTTGTTCTCCTTATTAGGAATTAAATAAATCTTCCAAAATAGAGGCCGCATCATCGACATGGCCTGAACTCCGAAGACGTTTCATTTTTGCAGCACGTTTAGACTTAGAATTTGCACTCTTTTCTTTCCCTTTGCCAGACCTTATAACCTTAGGTTTGTTTTTCAACTTCTTTGATTTGATATCAGAATCTTGTAAACCATCATACTTCATCGCCTTCATTAAGGTGAGTAAGTACCTATGATCTACTAAGGAAGATAATTCCTGTTCTGTAAATCCCTTAGAAGTTGCATACTGCTTTATTGAAGAAGCCAGTTCCCCCCGTGATTCCTTGTCTGCCCACTCTGGAATTTGTTCCGCCATTCTTTGGTGTTCTTGCACCACTAAACTCTGGAAGTTCTGTTGAGCCTGTTGATTTAACGCCTGATCTTCCTGAGACTTCCTTTCTTGAAGTCCTTTTATCTGATCCTGCGCTTCACGGTACTCTTCTCTCTTTACGAGATACTCTTCTCTGTCATCTTCCCTAAGTGCATTCCAATCTATATTGAAACGCTCAAGGCCGGCTACGGAATTTGAAATCATGTTTCCTAAAGCCTGTGAATACTGCTGCTTCAAGTTCTCTAATTCAGGGAGTGATTGGGCGTACTGTTGTGCGCCTCTCTCGTACTCTTGTCTTACATTAGAAAGTTCTTGAGTTTTTCGGGTATAATCTGCTTGTCGGGAATATCCCTTGATGAGTTCGTCGTAGGTAACCTCTATCTCTTGGCCGTTTGCCATAACTGGAAATAAAGGCTCTTCTTCGTCATCATCATCTTCCGCAGACTCTTCAGATTCTTCCTCATCCTCTTCGGATTCGTCTTCCTCTTCAGATTACTCTTCCAATGATTCGTCTTGAGTTTCCTCAGTAGACTCTTCCTCTTCCGTAGGGGCGGCTTCCTCGGTTTCCGGTTT